ACCCATATACTTAGAACCCTTCTTGATAATAAAATCAGAAGAGTTGAAATCTTGCATGCCGTATTTGGTGATCTGGAATTTCTTGACATCGTCATCCCATGCCTGGCCGGTGAGATAGACTTTATCGGCTCCACCCCAACCATTATCGTGGAGTGCCTTTGCAGCAGAAACGGCCTTGGCCATATTCGCGTAGTCCCCACCTAATTTCTCTACCTGGCCTGATTTGTAGCCACTGATATTGCCGAGATTCTTTTTAACCTCATCAATCAGTACATCCATTTCATCCGATGTGGTGGGTATGGGTAGAGATGACTTCAGCATCAGACCTGCAGTCATGAGCTCATGCGGATCGTCGCCAGCAGCAGATCTCTTGCCACTTGGACGACAGTTGACGTATACGTATTTCTCTAGGTCTTTATGCCGGAAAGCAAAATCTTTGGTAATACGGGCTGGTTTAACCGGAGCTGGTTCTAGGTCATCTCGTTCTTCGATAATTGCATTTGCCATTGAGGCATATTTTGTCCTCATGGCATCGTCCATCATCATTGAGATGCCTAACTTTTTACCACTATTATAGGCAGGACGATCGTCTAGTGCAATTTCTGTTGGTATAGAACCAATTGCATTATCAATCTCGGCTACTAGTTCCAATGCCCTTGCATTTTCATCGATAGCCGTTTCTTCTTTTAGATAGGTTTGAAACCGTTTCATTATGAGCTCCGTGTTACCCAATATTTATAACTATATCAACCCTCCGGCAGAAAACCTCTTCTTTCCTTCTCCTAGCTGCCGTACACCAAAGTCTGTCTTATCAAATACAGCAACATCATCATCTTGTTTCTTGATATCACCCGAATCTTGATGGATGGTCTGCTGTACACTTTCCTCTAAATCATATATCTTCATCTTCGCTCTGTCAATACCCACGAGGAATCTTCTATAATAAGAAAGATCACCCCATCGATTCTTGAGCTGTTTGATCATCAGCTGATTGAGGGAATCGAGTTGCTCAGACGTAATCAGACCAAAGATGGCATCAGCAGTATGGGTGATACCCATCGATTCAGATGTATTGGTCAGATCGACATCAGAGTTGCCATATCCATCTCGGTTGAACTGGGATGATGTGACAACAGCACAATTATTCTCCATTGCCAGACCACGGACCTCTTCGGCAATAGATTTCACAAGAGTGTAAGAGTTTGCAGCTGCGGCTCCTTTCACACGAGAAGAAGCACAGATATTCAGGTAATCAACGAACACGACATCTGGAATAAAATTCTTTTTCATTTTAAGTTCGTTCAATAGATGTCGAAAGTGTCCCACGTGAGCACTTCCGGTTGGATATTCCTTAATGATCAATTTGCCAGGAGTCTTCGATCTGTATCGAGCAATTCTCTTCTCAAAAACATCACGAGGAATCTCTCCGACCTCATCGAGGGTAATGTCCATAATGTTGGCATCGATCCTCCGGGCAACCTCTTCTTCAGCCAATTCCATGGTGATGAATAAGACATTCTTGCCATGCATCAACATCGAGGATGCCATGTGGCATTTGACCAGAGATTTACCGCCACCAGTAGTGGCCAGTAGTACAGTCATCGATTTACGAGGCAGACCACCCTTGGTGATCTTGTTCATTAATTCAATATCAAACGGAATTCTTTCCTCTTTCTTATGGTAATAATCATAGCGATCATCATTCTGCACGAGGAAATCATGGCCGATACTCGAATCAAAAGAGATACCGAGAGAATCAGCCAGAATTTTTGGGATTTCTCCCTTGTCCATATCACCACCCTGTCCTTCAAGGATCATAATGGATTTACGGACTGAATTAAATAGATCCCTATCTTGGCAAAATTTCTCTGTCTCGTCGATAAGGAACTCTGTGTTTGTATCTTCGTCTAACGAAAGACCCCGAACGATGTCTTGTACTTCTTTGTACGCGTCTTCGTTCAGGTCTGTTCGGTTATCCAGGCAGAGACCCAAAGCCTCCTTTGACGGAGGCTCGGAATATTTCTCAACATACTCACAGATGGTGGAATATACCTTCTGGTAATTCCTATCTTCAAAATAATCTGATTTTAGATAAGGGTATACCTTTCGGTAGTAGTCCTCATTCAGTATCAGATTCGATAAGATCGTCTTCTCTAGCATATTCTTCTCTATCAGCCATTGTTAGTTTAAATTTATCTTCGACGAATCGTTTGAATTTCGGGTCTTCGCACAGACCTTCGAAGAATTCATGGTCGCCTTCGATATCTTTCAGTCGACGTTTCGGTTCGATAATCTCACCAGTCGACATATCCACCATATTATACCATCCTTGCGTGGCCTTTGTCAAGTGCCCTGATTCAAGAGCCAGATCAAAGAGTGCAGACCATTTCTGGATGCCGGTTTCAAACATAACAGTGAAGGGAAGTTTTGCCTTCTCTTTCACGTATCGCGATTTCTCAATGTTGATCGTGAATTTGAATCCAGCCAATTCAGACCCATCCTTCTCCTGTGATTTAGAGATGATGAAGATTTGATTAGCTGAATAGTAGATCCCCGTACCGCCAGACACGATTGCCTTGGGGAATAACCCCATTTCTTGGTAGACGTGATTGATAGCGACGCAGGGGAGATCCTTGGTCGTTAACTTGGGGGTGATGATACGGAATAAAGATTTCAGTTGTTTTGCCCGTGACATATCGGCAACCGATTTCTCATTCAACGCATCTTCGACCTCTTTCTTCGAGGCCAAGTTACCGATTGAATCGATCATAATATAGACACGATCTCCACGTTCGATGTCGTCGAGTCGTTTTGTCATATCGAACTTGAGCTGTTCGACATCTTCGATAGGGACATGAAGTACTCGATTGGTATCGATATCATAACTCTCAAGATAGTCGGGAGTGACGCCATATTCTGAATCATAGAATATAGCAATACCATCCTCGTATCGGTCGAGATATGCCTTCATGCAATATAGACCCAAGAGGGTCTTGAAGCTCTTCGAAGCTCCGGCAAACACTGTAAGACCAGGAATCAACCCGCCATCGAGTGAACCACTGAACGCGATATTAAGAATCGGGAGTTCAGTCTTGATTGGTTGTTTCTCGTTGAAGAAAGTTGATTTTGATAGTACAGATGAGTGTTTGACAGTGCCTGCTTTGAGCATTTTGTCCATTAGACTCATGTAATATCTCCATTCATAATTTGGTAAAGTCGATCAGCAAACGCATCGAGTTTTTCATACCGATCGGGCCAATAGATATAATCCTTCTCTGGATTGTTCTTCAGATTATTAATCAAAGGCATTACGGTATCATATAACATTTTTGCGCGGCTGTCAACCGTTTCTAATTGAGAAGATAAATCTTCTGCCGAAGCCTGAGCAATACGAACTGCTTCCAGTTCATTCTCATCAACAGCAGTAAAGCCAAAATCAAAGTCTAAGGGGTCATTGACAATAGCCATGTTTGTTCTCCTTAAAAAAGGGGGGCCGGGTGGCCCCCATCTACTTAGGCCTTAGCCAATTCCTTGAAGATAGAAAGGTCATCATCATCGTCGTCATCGACAACTGGATTAGCCACTTCCTTCATCATAGGTTCTGGTTCAGATTTCATTGATGAACTCAGATCAAGTACATCTTCCTCTTCTTCCTTAAAGGGGTCTGAAGAAGCTGCTGCATTACCAAGATCAAGAACTCGATACAATTTCTGCTTGAGTTCGTCATAGGACTTGAAGTTTGAAGGGTCGAGCAACTCTTGGAGAGAGTGTTGCTTTTCCCAAATTGCTTCAAGATCTTCATCATCATCTGACAAGGCCGAAGGAGCATCAAACTCTGACTTGTCATAATTAGGGTATCCTTCGAATTGACGGATCTTCAATCGGAAGTTTGCACCTTCCCAGAAGTCGAAAGGATTGACTGGAGCCTCATCTTCAAAAGATGGGTTCATCAGATCATTCAACTTGTCGAAGATCTTCTTGCCGAATTGATAAAGGAATACCTTTCCTTCGTTCTCAGGATTTGCAGAATCCTTCACGACATAAACATTGGCGATATACTTGAGTCGACGCTTCTGTTTACGAGCCAGTTCCTTATCCGATTCCAGTCCAGAGTTCCACAACTTAGAGTTGTATTCTGATACCGGATCATCTTGGTTGAGAGTCGTGAGTGAATTCTCGATGTACCAAAGACCAGTAGGGCCTTGAAAGCCGTGGTCCCAAATACGCACGAATGGCATTTCTTCACCCTTGGGAGCAGGCAAGAATCGCAGAATGGCGAAACCATTCCCAGCCTTGTCTCGTTGGGGTTTCCAGAATTTACCTTCGTTTGGATCTGAATAGGTCTTTGAGGACAACTTGTCTAGCTCTGCATTGAGCTTGTCAAGTGATTTGGTACGATTCTTCTTGAGTGCTGAAAAGTCGTTTAGTGCCATAGTTGTTTCTCCTTTATATAGCGATGTATGTTTTTAATATTGCGTTGTATGTCATAACAAAAAGTGATTCTTGACATAGTCTGAGAATCGCTTGGGTTCGAAATCTAAGAAGGGTTTATACTTTTTAGATTTGCGTATTATATCACATGCTACGAACTTGTCAAGAACTTTTTCGTCCCAATAGGGAAAAATCTTAGCCAGATGCGATAGGATGGTGAACGTCTCCAACGATATCTGCTTCTGCAAGAGCAGTGTCATAATATAAGGATGTTGTCCTTCATGTGATATAAAGTTTTCCTTGTAGTCATCTTTCAACGACTTCAAGTCGGATTTAAAAAGATACCCGAGTGACTCAATTTTCTTTCGCCATTCGTTATAGATTTGTGCCCCTTGGGGCTCTACGATATCTCTAATCCATGTATCTGGTTTGACCAAAAGATTGGCCAGTAACACATTTTCCCAGTCTTCTTGTCTCGTCAACTTCCGAAAGTAGAATGTGTCATTGCGTGTTCGAAACGTCTCATAAGACGCCTTGACCTTGCCATTATATTTATGATAGTCGTACTGATCTGTCGTAAAATGTTTCTTCAGGGCAAGGTATTTTATATACGCTGAGTACGCTTCCTCATTTGCATAGGTCTGTGAGATCTGCCTCATCTTTTTGCACCATTCGTAGTTGTACGGCTTCGGTTCGAATTTTTTCTTTTAAAATCGAAGACTTCTTAATTACATCGGCAACAGATTCAATCTCCAAGTTATTTCTTTCCGCGTACTCGACAAGCGCATCGATGTAGGGAACACCACTTGATATCATCTTAGATATCGCGTGATGAATTTTTTCAGGGGTCATAGATACTACCATATTATAAGGTTCCTCTTCATCCATTTGTTAATCCTTGCTATTATATCAAGTACTGATACAAATGTCAATTAAAGTTTTAATTTTTTGTAATTGAGGGCATCGAATACCTCTTGTGAGATATCATTAATGCCCGATAATCGCCACGGAAATGATGATGTCCCATAGTAATTTTTAGGGACACCGGTGAGATAATATTCAACCATCGACTCCGTAAAGTCTGGTGAGTTTTGGACTGAACCAAATTTGGGCAATTTCGTGTCCTTTCCTGTTCTTGTCCATCCATATTTAGACTCGATCTGATTCAAAATTTCTTCTCTACGCTCATCGACTAACATGTCTTCATAACGTATTACGAATACATCTAATTTGGTATCTAGCACCCACCCTCTTGCCCAGGTCTCGTAGATCCTGCCTTGAACCTTAACGTCGGGGTATGGTTGCATTGTTCCATCACTAGAAGGTAACCATTCCATCACATCAATCCCAGCAGAACAATCCCGGCGGAACTCATACATCGTTCGATGGAATGACATGTCTCTTCTGGTGAAAAGAGATTCAGTCCACATGTAAGGGCTTTTATGAATTGCTATAACTGGGGCACTAGGTGTCCAATCGGGGTCTGGTTCAAATCGATGTTTGTAGATGTCGGACTCGGTCCTTTCATTATTGATTGCACGTACACCAAAGACCTTATCGAGGAGCGTCACAGTCATATTAGTGCCCGATCTCATTAGGCCAAAGATATAATA